GCAAGAACCAAATTGCAGTCCAGTATTTCAACTGCACAGGTTCCAACATTGCCATCCCCGCCGCGAACTATGCCTTTGTGGGATTGAGTTCGATGCCCGCGATCAGCCCGTTTATCACTATCCGGGCGAATGTCACCGCCGCCAATGTGGCTGCGGCTGGCTCCGCTGCAAACTCAACCAACTACACGGTTCCCGGATTGATGGCAAACGATGTCGGCATCGCTTCTTATTCAGCCGCGATTCCGGCAGGCGCGAATGCAACGGCTTATATCCAGCAGCCCCCGGTTGCGGCGGCGAACAGTTTTGCCGATGTTTATGTCGGTTCAAACATCGCCTCCAATAAAGCAGCCGGCGTTTATAGCTGGGTATTCATGCGCCAGCAGGCCAATGCGCCGATGGTGGTGTTCCAAGCCTTTGTTTCCAACGCGACAGCAGTCACCGCAGGAAACACGTCGGAACAGGTTTTCACCTTGCCTTCCAACATTACTTTAAGCTCCTCGAATAATGCGACGAATTTCAATGTCATTAATTGCAACAAACCGTCGCACACTCCGGGGCTTTCGGTTGTCGGTTGCAGGGCAAACTCGAATACGCAGGTGGCCATTACGTATATGAACACTTCCAGCGTGAGCATCACGCCTCCGAATGAAATGTATACGTTTGCGTACTTCCCGACTCCGGCAGCAACCATTTCGGCAAATGTTTTGGCGTACCAGATTGTCCATCAGGCCGGCCCGACCTACTCGCAGCTCTGGCAGTTAGTCACAGAATTGCAGCAGTCGGCTCAGTTAATGGGCTTGATTAAGGGGTACTAAGTTTCCAAAGGGGGGAGCAATCCCCCCTTCAATAAAATTCTGGGAGGAAGATATGAAGAAGACGATTTACACTTTGGCATTGAAGGGCTACGCACCGGATTTAATAGCCGTAACATTTCAACTCATGAGGGCTTATGCCCGAAAGATCGAGGCGGATTTTGTGGTCATAGAAGAACGGAAATATCCCGACAGATACCCGACCTATGAGAAGTTTCAGATGTGGGACTTAATGAAAACCAGAAATGATGATTGGTCTATCTTTTTTGACGCGGACACCATGATTCATCCGGATTTCGTTGATGTTACCGCTATGCTTCCGAGGGACACCACCTGCGCGGGTTATTCCAATGACTTTACGCCCATGCGGTTCCGGCCTGACGTTCCGTTTTTGAGGGACGGAAGATTTATCGGGAAAGGCACATGGTTTATCATTTGTTCCGACCTGACGAGGGATATTTGGCAGCCGGTGGAGCTTTCAGACCTGACTTACGAGCAATGCGTGGAAAATATTTTCCCGACCAATGACGAGATTGTTAAAATCAAAAAGACTCCGGAGAGTCTGATTGATGATTACGTCGTTTCGAGAAACATTGCAAGGTTCGGCCTGAAGCACACCGTCCTCTCGGAGCTGTTTCCGAAATTTAACTGCCCGATAGGAATTGAAACCGTACAGGCCACGCAGAAAATTATCAGCCCGTTCCTTCAGCATGACTACAACCGGCCTCTCGATCAGAAATTGATCTGGACGGAGCAGATTTTAAGGATGTGGGGGGTGACGCTATGAAGATACTAGTCACCGGACACAACGGTTTTATCGGGAAGGCGCTCATAAAGGCGCTGAAAAACGGACTTTTAGCAGATCATCATGCCATCCTTGATGATACGGACATAGTAACCCTTCCCTGCGATGTCAGGGATATTGATGTGGACAACGTGAAATTGAAAGTGGACAGGATTTATCATCTTGCCGGCACTCCCTCGCCTGTGAAATACAAGATCAATCCGACCAAAGTTTTGATGTCGAGCATTCAGGGGACCTATAAAGTTCTCGAACTGGCCAAAAAATGCGGCGCAAGGGTGCTTTTCACGTCCACAATCAACACGGACGCCTATTACCCATCAAGAAATGCGCGTTCCTGCTATGTTGACGGGAAAAAGGTTGCCGAAGATTTGTGCTATCTTTACAGCAACGAAGTTGACGTAAGGGTAGCCAGATTGTTTTCGACCTACGGAGTCGGCATGAAGCTCGATGACGGGAGGGTTATCCCTAATTTTATCGTGAAAGCTCTCAAAAATGAGGAAATTACGATTTTCGGGGACGGAACACAGGTGGATTCTTTCTGCTACATTAACGATATGGTTCAGGCCCTACATTCCTTCATGGAAACCGAGGACAATCCGAACCGGCCTATTGAGTTGGGAAACGCCTTGTTTACAGGAGCAAAAGGGATTACCACAATCAAAGACCTTGCCGATCAGATTGCCGAGCTTTGCGAGTCGAAATCGTCCATCAACTACGTCTCTTTCTCGGGATTAGATAAGGAACGAATCCCCAATGTGGCTTATGCTTCCAAGATTTTAAAGTGGACGCCAGGCGTTTCACTTTCTGCCGGGTTGAAGGAAACTATTTGTTCCTTCAGGGAGGCGATGCTATGAGAACTATGGTCAGCATGGACACGATTCAGATTGAGATAACGAATGCCTGCCCGCGAAACTGCGCGAACTGCACCCGTTTTGTCAATCACACCCCGAAGCCCTACATGATGGACTTTGAAACTTTTAAGCAGGCTGTGGATTCGATGGTCGGTTATCCGAAAATGACAGGAGTTATGGGAGGCGAGCCCTTACTGCATCCTGAGTTTGAAAAGATGTGCAATTACCTGCACTCTAAGATTCCTCCCAGACAAACCGGGTTGTGGACTTGCCTCCCTCCCAAAAAAGAGCATTACCGGGACGTGATCGTGGAGACCTTCGGCAACATCTTTATCAATGATCACACCCGGGACGACATCATGCACCATCCGTTTCTGGTTTCCGCAGAGGAAATTAAGGACATTGACCGATGGGTTAAGTGGATAATGATTGATTCATGCTGGGCGCAGCTCTCTTGGAGCGCTTCGATCAATCCCCATGGAGCGTTTTTCTGCGAGATCGCGGCGGCGCTTTCCATGCTTCTCAATAAAAATGCGAAGGATGGCTGGAAAGTAGAGCCCGGATGGTGGATAAGGACGCCTAAGGACTTCACCGGCCAGATGGAAAAATATTGTATGCTCTGCGGCGGCGCGATGCCCCTGAAAAAGAGGGTTTCTACGTCAATAAAGGACGAAATCAGCCCTTTAATGCTGAAAAAGATCAGGAATTATTCGCCAAAAGTAAAAAGAGGGGAATATGACGTTTCTGAATGCGTTTTATGTCAGGACGATTCTCCCATGGCGACTTACAAAGACCCGAGATACAGAGAAGCCATCGCTGCGAGATACGGACTCTATACGATGGAAAACGATTTGCATTTTTTAACACCATTTTTATCAAAATCTTGGAAAGGAGGACAGAAAAATGGCTTGGAACAGCTCGAAACCGGCAGACAAAATGGCGGGAGTGAAGTCGGGCAAGGCCCCGCACCCTGCGAACACGAAGAAGGGATTTGATCAGGGTTACGGATATGCTGAATTTTCTAAAACGAAAGTCGGCATCGGCAAAGACAAAAAGAAAGGCTAACTTAAACGGGGGGACGCATCCTTGATAAACACGCACACAAAAAATGCAGCTTAAAAAGGCGCAGAAACATAAGAAAATAAAGATAGAATCCACTAAGCTCGCAGCTCCCTTTCAGCCGGGGAATCATAAACACTCGGCATTGGCGAAGCATCAGGGTTTTGTGAAAAAGAAGCTCGCAAAGAAGCTGGAAAGGACTGAAAAGTGGATTAAAAAAAGGAATTGCGGCGAAGAAAAAGACGTAAAATAAAAAATCTGGGAGGTCATATGAGCAACATTTATCCGAGGATGATGTATAAATACGATGGCTCAAGAGCTTATCGTGTTGTTGAGAGCCATCAGGAGGCAGAGAAATATGCTGCCATGGGGTATGGATTTGAACGATGGGAGGCTCACGAAGGGAAGGTAAAGCCCGTAAAGGAACCTTTGCCCATGCCTTCTACGGAAGCCCCTAAAAAGGTGAACAAAAGAAAGAAACCGCATCACAAAAGCGTTTTGAGGAGACCGAGCAATGCCAGCAAAAAGCAAGAAGCAAAGGCAGATGATGGGCATAGCGGAGCATCACCCGGAAAAGCTACACAAGAAAAACAAGGGAGTGCTGAAAATGAGCAAAAATCAGCTCCATGATTTTGCTAAGACCAAGGAAAAGGGACTTGTAAAAGGCAAGGAACGGAAAGAATCAATCGGCGCATTTATGAAGCGCCGGAATAAAAAGAGGTAACTTATGTCTTTTTTAACCAGCGCCGACATCGTAAAGTCGGCCATGCGGATAATCGGCGTTATCGGAAAGTCTGAAGTCCCCTCCTCAGATGAAATGATGGACGGGTTGCAGGCTTTAAATCTCATGCTCGAACTATGGTCTGCCCGGAGATTGATGGTTAGAGGCACGATTCAATTTTCCAATATCCTTACGGCTGGGAAATATTCTTACACGATAGGGACAGGCGGGAATTTCAATACGCTGAAGCCGGTGGACATCACTTCCGCCTTTCTCCGGGACGCCAATAATATTGATACGGGTCTGGACATCATTTCGAGGGAAGAATACGATTCTTATGGAGACAAGATGATCACGTCTTCGAGACCGATTGCCCTCTGCTATGACGCCGGAGCCGCGCAGCAGGCGTCTCAGATGGGAACGGTTCTGTTTTACTATACCCCGGACGCTTCGATTGCCTATACCGTATTTATGCAGATGCAGGTTCAGCTCACCGACTTTTCAAATTTAACTTCGCAGGTCACTTTTGAAGCGAAGTATGGAGAGGCCATGAAGTACGAGCTGGCGATCAGGTTGTGGCGGGAATACCATGAATCCGACAAGCCTATCCCGGAGGATATAAAAGTTCTCGCGGCAAGGGCGATGTGCGTCATTGAAAAGACAAATCATGAACTGCCGAGGGCGCAGGTCGAAGTGCCGCCGAGAAAGAGCGTGTTTAACATTTATACGGGAGATTATCAGTAATGCGAATTCCGTTCATCGGTCCTACATACGCTTCCCGCAGCAATAATATCGCCGTGGACAGGAGCATCAATTTCTATCCTGAAATTAATCAGGAAGATTCAAAGGATGTTGTCTCCCTGATCGGGACGCCGGGGACTCAGTATTTTACAGGGACGGGGGCTTCCGTGGTCAGGGAAATGCACGCCTTTAACGGATTGATGTATGTCGTCATCGGGAATTCTCTTTATTCGGTGAATACCGGAGGAGTTTATTCAGTCGTCCTCGGGACCTTGCAGACCTCAATCGGCAGAATTTCCATGGCCGACAACGGGCTTGCATCCAATGGGCTCGGGGGGAATCAGCTCGCCATCGCGGATGGGACAGCTTTTTATATTTATAATGTCGTAACGGGAGTATTTACTTCCACACCAACCACTATTTCGGCTCCATGGACGGGCGCGCCGACCCATGTTATTTTTCTGGATGGGTACTTT